ACCCCAGCGGACACCCCAAAACGCCCTAATCCTGTTTCTCCTCGTGCAGATAATCCGGCACCCAAGAAACGCGGTCGTCCAGCTCGCCGAGCGCCTTCTTCGAAAACCTAACAATCGTCGGCTTAACTATTACCTCAACCAGCGCCATCCCGACCAAGTAGCCTACAAATGCATCAAACACCATATTGAGGTCTGACATGGGCTACGGAACCAAGTCCACCAAGCCTAAACCCAAAAAAGGAGGCAAGAAAAAATAATGGGCTGCAGAAAATGCCGGGAGCGCCTAAGTCGTCTCCAACTCCAACGACTGGAGCGCGAAAAACTACTTCGCCGCCAAACTCAACAAAAACAGGCACAAACCCCACGAACAGAGAAACGACAAGAAGAAGAGCTGTAAGAGGACCATTCCGACCCCAAGTATTTCTACTCAGAACGTTAGTCGGCATATTCGTTGCCCAATTCGCTTTGTTGACGTTTGCACTCGTGAAGTGCAACAGCCGCGAAAACTGCCCAGACCTGGGGCGTCGCATCGAAAATCTATGCAACGTGGCGGTAGCCACGACCTTAAGCCTGCTCGGAGTCCAAGAATCAGCCAAATAGACTGCGTAAAACGGACCATAAACAGAGCGTTCCAATGGGTTTCAACAGTCGATTCCACCAAATATCAGCAACCCGCCGAGTCTTCGGCGGCGAAATCTCCTATGTAGAACATTACGTCGAAACATTAGGCCCAAAAAAGGGCACTAACATCCTCCACGTAGCACTAAAGAACGATGCAGACATAACCCTAAACAGCCCAACACCCCACCCCCAATTACAGTATTTCCGTACCTCTGGCCTAGTCGAAATCCTCCCAAACCTCCTAGTAAACCCCGAAGCTGTTGCTCAAATAGCCCTAACAAGTGACGGAATTCGCTTAATTTTGGCCGGAAAAGAAGGCCAACTCAACATAAAACGCGGCAAGAACATAACCCGTCGTGCGCTCGGCATCTACACAGCCCCCCAACCTCAAGTCGATGCAGCCATAACTGCCATCGAGGGCATGGACGGCGACATCCCGGCAAACATCGCCACACTTCAAGCCGAGGTAACCGCCCTAACAGGAATCTTCGAAAACCTCCAAACCGCCCTCGCCGCCACAAACGAAGGCTTAACCACTGGAACGCTGCTGGTAAACCGAATCGAAGTGGGCTAATTAGACTGCGCCCATATACCAGCCCATCCCCCAAATGTCTACTGTCTTACAAACTATTGGAGTAAACAATCTTGCTCTGCGGGGAGGTTCCACAACATTTAACCGCCTAGACCGCTTCTTTAACAACGTTGCCGAAGCAGAAGCAGCAGTAGCTGGCGGTGACTACACCCCAGATGCAAACGCAACCAACGGCGTACTGATTGCTGACGTCGGCTTCGCAATCTGGAATTTCGACACGTCAACCTTCGACGCTGTCAACTTCCCCCAATTAACAGCAGAAGGCGTCTTAACGCAAAAGATCAACGACATCTTTGACAATGTCGTCACAACCGTAGGTCAAACAGCCGACGGCCTCATCACCGAGAAAGGTCTCCGCGTTGCAGGAGACGCAGCCCTATCCGGCCGCGTAACCACCCTCGAAGCAGACCCCACAACCCAAACCGCTCTTGATAGCGAAACAACTCAACGCCAAGCAGCTGATACCAACCTCAGCACGCTGCTCACCACTGAGGCAACAACCCGAGAGGGAGCAGACGATGCGCTCCAAACCGCGATCAACAATGAAGCAACAACTCGTGCGTCAGCTGACGTCGCGCTTGACGGCCGCCTTGACGTCCTTGAAACAAGCGTTCCACTCCTTACGTCAACTGTTTCGGACGACGCTGCAGCCCGCAATTCAGCAGACGCTGCACTATCTGCACGTCTCGACACTCTGGAGGCAGACCCGACAACTGCAACGGCGCTTTCTACCGCTATCTCGCAAGAGGTAACCGACCGCAACACAGCAATCACGGCCGCCACCAACGCCCTAGTCGATGGAGCGCCCGGACTCCTCGACACCCTGAACGAAATCGCCGCAGCCGTCGGTGACGACGCCGATTTTGTCACCACCATCGGCAACAACATCGCTGCCGAAGCATCCGCCCGCACCGCAGCAGACACAACCCTCACCACCAACCTCGCCACCGAAACCGCTGCCCGCATCGCAGCCGACGCCCTCAAGGCCGACCTCGCAGGCGCAACCTTCACTGGAACGATCGTCGCCCCATCCACGGGCAACATCATCCCCTTCTACTTCGCCACCCAAGGCGACTTCCCCAGCGCAACGACTTACCACGGCGCCATTGCCCACAGCCACGCTGACGGGGCAATGTACTACGCCCACGGCGGCAGCTGGATCGAACTAGGCAACGCAGCAGTCCTCGCAGCTGCAACCGCCCAAGTCCAAACCAACCTGGACGCCGAAGCAGTAACCCGCGCCACTGCAGACACCACCCTCCAAACCAACATCACCAACGAGGCAGCCGCCCGCCTCGCTGCCGACAACACCCTTTCCGGCCGCCTAGACACCACCGAAGCCACCCTCGGAGACCGCACCGCCACCCAACTCAGCTACCTAGACGCCACCAGCAGCATCCAAACCCAAATCGACACCCGCATCACCGAATCAGCCGTCGCCCTCCTAATCGCCTCCGAAGCCGACAACCTCCAAACCCAATTAAACGACATCAACACACGCCTCACCAACGCGGGCTACTAAACCCACCCACCAAATAAAATGGGGCCCATCCGGCCCCTTTTTTCATGCACCCCGACACCCTCGAAAACTGGCGCAAGATAAAGGAAGCCCTCGAAGCCGCAAACAAAACAGACTGCTACTACTACACCCGAGCTTTAGCTATCCTTAAGACAGGAAAAGACCCCCTGGAACGGTGATCGAAGCAGGCGTTTCAGCTGGTATCGCACTGGTGGCTGCCATGGCTGCACTAACCACCCGGATCCACAACCGAATCAACGAAATCGACAAAAAAGTCGATGAAATCGAACTATCTGTAGCCAAAAACTACGTGAGCCGCGCCGAACACTTCCAAGCCCTGGAACGCATAGAGGAACACATGGTCCGCATAGAGGGAAAGCTAGACCTATTTATTCAAAATTACCCTAAAAGATAACCTCCTATAATAGAAATGTAAACTTCACTAGCACATGTCTGAGGAAACAGCAGTCGTCGAGGCAGTGCCCGACCTAACGCAGCCCGTGGCTGTAGACCCTGCGCTACTCAACAAACCTGTCATGCCTTCGCAGACCTCATCCGGCAGTGCCGAAGATGACGGCCTGAAGCTGAAATTAGGGCTTGCAAACAAGCACACTAAAGAAGCTGAACGTAGGGCAAAAGAAGCCGAAACCGAGATGAACAACCTCCGAAAGGAGCTTGAATCCATCCGCAACGCACAACAAGCCGCGACCCAAAAATCCCTTGAGGACCAGGGTCAATTCCGCCAACTCTGGGACGACACCAAAAAGACGGTGTCTCTCCGTGATGCCGAGATCATCGAACTGAAAGCCAAACTTTCGTCCAAAACGGAAGAGCAACAGCGAGATCGACTCCGCGCCGCCTCCCTAAGCCAGATCAACTCTGCTGGAGCGGTCAATTCACAACAGATGTACTTGTTGCTGCAATCACAACTGCGTCAAAACGAGCAAGGAGACCCAGTGGTGTTGAACGGGGGCGTTGAACAACCACTTGGCGACTACTTAGCGAATTTGAAGCAGTCCACTGACTGGCAGCACCATTTCGGAGCCTCTGGCTCCCAAGGAATGGGCTCTGCACCAGCAGGCAGCGTTGCACCCGGTCGCGATAACCCTTATCGCAACGGCAACCTGACAGAGGCTTTACGCCTTGAAGTTGAAAACCCCGACCTAGCTCAGGCTTTGAGAACCGAAGCCAGCCGAGCGAAGTCTTGACACTCTTTTCCTAGGAGCCTACTGCTGTGGCAGCCCCGTATCAGAATTACTCAGGCGGTACATTTCTCTCCGACCTGGTAACGCGCCCAGAATTTCTGGCGTACATTTCCGAAGAAATCTTCAACCGTTGCGCCTGGATCCAATCCGGCGTCATGGTGCGTAATGCAGCCCTCGACTGCCGCGCTGGTGGTGTTCGCGTCCGCGTTCCCTTCTACCAGCCAATCAACCCCACCGAGGAAGTCATCGAGTCCAACAGCACCTGGGGAACCAGTGGCGCTGGCTACTTGACACCGCAGAAAATCACTGCGGACGAGCAGATCATGACCATCATGCACAGGGGCTTCTCCTATGCAGTGGATGACCTGTCTTCCCTTGGATCGGGCAGCGACCCAATGGCTGCAATCCGCAGCTACCTGACCCGCGCCATCCTGAAGCTCCGCACTTCAACCCTGATCTCTCAGGTCGACGGACTGTTCGACACAGCCCTGACCGACAACACTGTCGCCAAGTGCTCCGGCAGCAGCGCACCTGACGAGAACAACTACCTGACCGCTCAGGTATTTGCTGAAGCCCGCGCCAAACTCGGCGAACGCGGTGGCGACATCACCGCCGTAGCAATGCACAGCTCCGTGTATTACTACCTCGTCCAAGTCGGTGCACTGACCTTCTCCTCATCCTCCCTGGTCGACGGTGGAGCGATCCAGTGGGGAGGCGGGGGCATCAACCTGCGCAACGATGACGTGGCCTATTTCATGGGCGCTCGCGTAATCGTCGACGACATGTTGGCCCCCAGCAACGAAGGAACAAGCGGCGAATACCCTTGCTTCCCCGTCTACGCCTTCGGCGGCGGCGTGGTCAACGAAGGTGTCCAGCAGGAGCTTCGCACGGAAGTTGACCGCAACATCCTGTCGAAGCAAGACGTCATGTCCCTCGACTACCACTACGGCATGCACGTAATGGGAACCAGCTGGACAAACGCTGCAGACAACCCCACCAACACCCAACTGGAAACAGGCAGCAACTGGGCACTGGCTTACCAGACACCCCAGCTTGTCCCAATCGTCCAGATCCAGGTCAACAGCCCAATCGCCGGCACACCTTACGCATAACCCTGTTGTGCTACCTTAGGGGAGAGCACACTGCTAAAACAGCGTGCTTTTCCTTAGCAGACCCCAAGAGACTCGGTTGGTCGCCGAGTCTTTTTTATGCCTCGCCATAAACTGAGAGAACCCATCCCCGAAGCCTCGGCAAGATGATCAACCTGGCACGCTTACATGCCTACAAAGCGGGCGAATTCCGACTGGTCGACGTCCCAAAAGAGAAAGCCCGCTTCAAACGATTAGAATTAACCCGAGAGGGTTGGATCGTGACCCACACTGAAATTGTGTAATGGCCCCTGTACTAAACGCAACGCTTGCAGGGCCCGAAAGTAACAGCTACGTCACGCTTGCCGACGCCGATACAATCGCAGGCAACATGCCGTTCTATGCGGAATGGGACGCCACATCGGACGAAGATAAAACGATTGCACTAATCGTTTCCACCAACTGGCTGGAAACCCTCGACTACATCGGTGACAGATGTACTGCCACCCAAAACCTGAAATGGCCCCGCCAAAACGCCAGCTGCGACGGAGTTCTAGCCGCTTGCGACGCAATCCCCTTCAAGATCCGCCAAACGGAAGTCATGCTGGCCATGGCTTACATCAGCAACCCAAGTAGCTTCCCCGACACAGGAGGCGGCGGCAGCGTCGCTCCAACTGGAACGTACGTCAAGCGCCAAAAACTAGATGTGCTCGAAATCGAGTACGACGAATTCAGCAACCCCGAATCCAGCACTTGCGACACCTGTGGCGACCCAATCATCATCCAAAAATTCCCATGGCTAGCCGACCTACTCGGCTGCTGGGCCATCGGCATCGCAACGGGCGACAATAAAATGATCCGCCTCTACCGCAACTAATGAGCAAAGTAGACACCACCTTCGACTTTGCGGCACCTTTAATCGCCGAGTGGGGCCAACCTGCCCAATTAATAACCAAAGGCAACCCCACCTACGACATCAACAGCGGCGAAACCGTCGAAAATGAGATTATCTACAACGTAAAAATCGTAATCAGCAGCCTGGACATCACCGAACTAGGCGGTCTATACCAAGCCAACGACGTAAAAATCCTCATCGACCCAGTCCAAATAAACTACATCTATCTCACCGAAGCCGACTACTTCCTCGTCCCCCGCGATGGAGCGCCCGACCAATACATGAAGATCATCGAACCCAAGACCTACCGAGGCGACAAACCCGTCTTCTACAACATCATCGCGAGGCCCCAATAATGGCTAGAACCGGCTTTAAGCTCCCCGGATTTACCAGTTGGGTTGAACTCCTGGAAGATACCCTAACCGAAGAAGCAGCGGAACTAATCGTCGAGGAACTCCAAGACGCTGGCCCAGCCTGGAAAGGCGAATTCCGCAACAACTGGGTGATCGTCCCCGGAATTAACCAACGCATCCCCGCCACTAAAGAAAGCAGCTACAGCAAATATCAACGCTGGATTCCCCAGCCAGACCCTGAACCTAAGCAACAAATATTGGCACCAGCGGCACCGGCAGGCAGAGGAGAGGATAGCGGCTACACCATCGGTAATGTCATGAAGTACCGAAACATCGCAATGGATTTGGATCCAGGCGGCTGGAGATTACAAAGCGTCGGAAAGAAAAAGAGAATCAC